ATTCTGCGCCGAGCCGAGAAGCGCGGCAGGTCGCTGCCGCCGAGACTGCTGTCGGCGCTGATGACCGCAGCGGGCGCGCCGGGGCAGGAGATCGAACTGGCGCCGGAGGACTGGTCGGAGGTGGACGACCTGCTGGACTAGAGGCGTTCGGCGGCGGGTATCAGGGTGGCGCGATCGAGGTCGCCACCACCACCACCACCACCAAGGACNNNCCACCACCACCACCACCAAGGACCGCATCGACTTCGACAGCCAGACCTTCGTCGTCCACGGCACGCAAGACCCGATCGTGCAGCACGAATGCGCAATGCCTTTCGGCCGGAACACCGGGCAAGAGAACGCGGTGCTCGTCTTCGACCCGACGCAGATGGCGGCCGTGCGCCGCCTCATGCCCATCGAGTGCGAGCGCCTACAGGGAATGCCGGACAACTGGACCCTCGTGCCGGTCGGCAAGGGCGAGGCGGCCGACTCCCCCCGCTACAAGCAGGTCGGCAACTCGTGGGCCGTGCCGCACGCCGCATGGGTCTGCCGGCGACTCACCGCGCACCTCGACGCCCTCGATGCGCGAGACGATACGATCCTGCCCGCAGAAATTTACTGGCTGCTGGCCGCCTGACTCACACCTACAGGGGAGAACCACCATGGTCGAACTCGTGACCAAACCCACCGTCCAAGTCGTTGCGGCGACGCGCTTCGACAGGAACGGCGCCAGATGGTTCTTGGAGGACCACGGCGCCGGCGAACTCCTGCGGGACACCACCCCCGCCAACCACGTCATCTTCGGACCCGGCGAGGATCTGGACAAGCTGTCGGAGTTCGCCGGTTCTGCTACCGCTCGTGGGCGAAGGGTCGCTCGTCGGCCGACTACCTCGACAACATCCTCTCCGAGCGGCACGGCAGCGTGCTCGCGCACGGGTCGGTATCGTTCGCCATTTCCGGCGTCTCCCGCTCCCTGACGCACGAGCTTGTGCGCCACCACGTCGGCACCGCCGTCAGCCAGGAGAGCCAGCGTTTCGTCACCGCGGACGCCGGCGAGATCGAGGTGGTCGGCTACATGGCGCACCGGGCCGTGGTGCCGCCGGCGATCCAGTCTCTCGGCGGTGAGGCCATAGGCGACTTCGCGCATGACTACGAGGTCGCCCTGGGCTCATACGAGCGGTGGCGCGGCCGACTGATGGCCGGTCTCGCCCTCCCCGACGGCACGTCGCCCACCACCCGGAAGAAGCGGGTCACCGAGGCCGCCCGCGCGTTCCTGCCGAACGCCGCCGAGACCCGGCTTGTCTGGACCATGAACGTCCGCGCGGCCCGGAACATCATCGCGCAGCGCGGCAGCATCCACGCCGACCTTGAAATCCGGCGACTGGCCTACGAGTTCGCTCGCCACATGATGGGCCTCGCGCCGCACTCCTTCCAGGACATGCGCATGACCGAGGCAGCCGACGACGGGCATCCGTGGGTCACCCTGCGGCACGGGGCGGTCTGATGTGGGACGACCGCTTCCTGCGCCTCGCCGACGAGGTGGCGGGCTGGTCCAAGGATCCGAGCAGCCGCGTGGGGTGCGTTCTCGTCGATGCCAAGCGCCGCGTCATCGGGCTCGGCTTCAACGGCTTCCCGCGCGGTGTCTGCGACTGCGACGAGCGGCTGAATGATCGCCCGACGAAATATCTGTTCGTACAGCACGCCGAAGCGAATTGTATCCTCAACGCTGTCGCCAGCACCGAGGGTGCGACCGCCTACGTCACCCATCACCCCTGCTCGAACTGTGCCGGGATGCTGATACAGGCAGGAGTCGTGCGCGTGGTCACGCGGCAGCCGGCCGCGGGCTTCGCCGAGCGATTCGCAGATAGCTTCCGGGCGACGCGCACCATGTTCACCGAGGCCGGGGTCGCGCTGGAACTGGCAGCCTGACAACCTCCTGACTTGGTGGGTTCGTGTTACAACCCTGCGGGAAGATTGCGGGAAAGACCCACCGTAGCCCTTGTTTCACGGGCTACGTGGAAGCCGTAGGGGCTGCCAGGCTGGGTCTACATGCGTCCCGGGGCGTCTCCCGGGGCGTCTCCCGGTTAACGAAAACCTAAAGAAATCTGGCTTTCTCGTCCCCATGCGTCGCAGTGTGTCCCACTGCTCGCGGGAAGGAATGAGGGAAAGCGCGTGGGAAAGCTCAGTGACACCGCCTGCCGGGCGGCGAAGGCAACCGATCGACCGCTCAAGTTGAGCGACGGAGAGGGGCTGAGGTTGTGGGTAAGCGTTGCGGGAAAGAAGACGTGGCGGCTGGCGTTCCGCTACGGCGGGGCGTGCGAGATGGGATTCGGAGACTACCCTGCCGTCAGCCTCGCCGCCGCGCGGCGGCTGCGCGACGAGGCCCGCGCGCAACTGGCCGACGGTATCGACCCCCGCAACCCGGACGCCCCGCCGCCGCCAGCCGGCCCGACCTTCAAGGAGGTCGCCGTGCGCTGGCTCGACAAGCAGACGCCCAACTGGGTGCCCAAGCACGCGGGCATCGTCACCGGGCGGCTTGAGACGGAGGTGTTCCCGCGCTTCGGTGCGAAGGTGGCGCGGACCGTCGATCGCGCCGACGTGCTGGCCGCGCTGGAACCGATCGAAGCCCGCGGCGCGCTGGTGGTCGCGCGGAAGCTGCGGCAGACCCTCGACCAGATCTTCGTCTTCGCCATCGCCGCCGGCGACGCAGACAGCAACCCCGCCGCGCTCGTCAAGGGCGCCCTCGCCCCGGCGCCCCGGGCGCGCAACCACACCAAGGTCCGCGACCTCGTGGACTTCATGCGCCGCCTGCACGCCTACGACGGCGACCCGCTGACGCCGATGGCGATCGAGATGGTGTTGCGCACGGCGGTGCGGACCAGCGAGCTACGGTTCGCGACCGAGGGAGAGGTGGAGGGCGACGTGTGGCGCATCCCCGCCGAGCGTATGAAGGAGAACCGGGAGCACTTGGTGCCGCTCGCCCCGGGCGCGCTGCGACTGCTCGATCGGGCGGCCAAGCTGCGCGGCGACTCGTCTCTGCTGTTCCCGGGCGAGCGCGCCCCGATGTCAGAGAACACAATGCTCTACGCGCTCTACCGCATGGGCCTGAAGTCGCGCGCCACCATGCACGGGCTGCGTGGGGTGTTCTCCACGGCGGCCAACGAAGCAGGCTGGAATGCGGACTGGATCGAGATGCAGCTTGCCCATGTCGAGGGAGGCGTGCGCGGCGCCTACAACGCGGCCCTCTATCTGGCGCAGCGGCGCGAACTGATGCTGTGGTGGGACGGCGTGATAGATGACGCGAAGACGCTATCGTGATTCTCCCCTGTTGCGAATCACGAACTATCGTGCTACAAGCCTCGGAGGAAACGCGATCAAGGGGATACGCAATGACCGCCGACGACACCGCCCTTCGGATCGGCAAGGTGATGGCGCGAACCGGGCTCACCCGGTCGACCATCTACCGTATGATGGCGGCCGGCGAGTTCCCGCGGCAGCGGCGACTGGCGCACAGGGTCGCGGTGTGGAGCGAGCGCGAGGTCGCGCAGTGGCTCCGCAAGACGTTGGAGAGGGCGGCGTGATGGCGAAGAAGCAGACCCAGGACCGCCGCTTCGTCGTGCGCCGGGAGGTCCGGCCGGTCGACGGCAAGAACGTGTTCACGGGCAAGTGGGGCGTGTACGAAAGGCAGGCGTTCTTCATGTCGCGGCGATCTGTCCACGACACCGAAGTGGAGGCGCAGGCCGTGGCCGACCTCCGTGAAGCGAGGGGATGGTGATGGCGAAGCGAGAGAAGTTCACGACGCTGACATCGCTGCACAAAGGGGAGTACGGCGGGAGCGGGTTGTGCTCCTTCTCGCCTGATCCTGACCGCTGTTGCGAGGAGGTGGTTACCTACATCGGCTCATGGCCGAGATGGTCGCAGTGCAGCCGGCCGCGGGGGAGCGGCCCCGAGCAGGCTTACTGCAAGCAGCATGACCCCGAGGTCGCGAGAAAGCGCAGGGAGGAAGCGGAGACCCGGGGAGCGGAGGCGTTTCGGAAGCGTATGCTCGAAATGGGCGGCCCGCACTTCTTCAAGGTGCTTTGCAAGATCGCAGACGGCCACAACGACCCGCGCGCGCTCGCGACCTCGGCGGTGGCGACGTATCGGAAGGGGGATTCCCGATGACCGACCGCAAGCAGACACCCGCCGAGATCGAAGCCGAACGCCGCGCCTTCGAGTTCTACGCCGGCCTAGAGGACGTGATGGCAGCGGAGCGCGAGGCCGATGAAGCAGAACGCCGCGCCTGTGACGCCGGGCCGGCGCTTCTGGCCGCCGCAAAGCTGGCGTTCCCGCTGATGCCCTTGCCGCTCGACGACCGCGACCCGTCGGAACATGCGCAGGCATGGAGAGCGATGCGGGATGCTATCACCCGCGCCGAGGGAAAACGCTGATGGATGACCTCGACGACCTGCTCGGCCCTCCCCGGAAGCGCGGCCCCAACGCACCCCCTGCCCCCGGCAAACGCCGCCGCGGCCGACCGACCAAGGCCGAGGCGGCCGCCCACGCCGCGCAGAAGGCCAAGGAACTCGGCGACAAGGAGCCGGACGCGGCCGTAGACGGCCTCGGCGCGAACGCGTTGCCGGATGCCGGGGCGTTCCATCGCCCTGTGACGCGCACCTTCCTGGCGACCGTGCTGGGCATGGAGCCGCGCCGCCTGGTCAAGAAGCTCGCCCAGTGCCGGATCATCGGCTACGCGGAGGGGAAGGCGTCGCACGGCGAGCGTGTCCCGCTCTACGACTTCAAGGAGGCGATAAGCTACTGCGTCGACCCGAAGATCGACCTCGCCGCGTGGATCAAGACGCAGACGCCGACCTCGCTGCCCCCGATGATCTCGAAGGCGTTCTGGGACGCCGAGGCCAGCCGGCAGCGCGTGATGCGGAACGCCGGCGACCTGTGGGAGACGCAGGACGTGCTCGACGTGCTCGGCCGCGTGGCGATCACCATCAAGACCACAGCGCAGTTGTGGATCGAGGGGCTGCCCGGCAAGGCGTCGATGACCAGCGAGCAGTACGACGCGCTGCGCCGCGAGGTCGCCGCGCTGCTGGACGACATTCACCAGCGCCTCGTGACGATGCCGTCGGGGGCACACACACGCTCGTCCCTGGGCGCGATCGAGGACATGATCGCGGCAGACGGGGCCGCGGGAGGGGAGGACTGAGATGCTGACCCCCGGCGAGCAGATCGACATGACCATCGAGTCCGCGTGTGACTTCCCCTACGACGAGCGGGAGGCGTCCGACTGGGCGCACCTCGCCGCGCAGGCCGTGATCGCCGACCTGACCGACCGCCGCGACATCAAGCGCGGCTTCGAGAACGTCGACGAGGATACGCGGATCGAGATCGTGCAGACGCTCGCCGCCATCATTCGAGAGTGCTCGCCACTGTGACCTACCCCTCCCTCGAATACATCGTCGCCGAGGCGGCGTCCGGCCTCCGTCCGGCCGAACTTCTCACCGTCACCGAGGCCGGTGAGAAGTACCACATCATCCGGCAGCCGGGGTCGCACAATGGCCCGTGGTCGCGCAACCGCACGCCCTACATGGTAGAGCCGCAGGACATCCTGACCAGCATCGACCACGAGGCGATGATCTTCGCCGGCCCCGCGCGAACTGGCAAGTCGATCGCGCTGACGAACTGGGTCGCGCATACGGTGAAGTGCGACCCGGCCGACATGATGGTCGTCCACATGGCGCAGCACACCGCGCGCGAGTGGGTGAAGTCCGACCTTGAGAAGTCGATCACCAACAGCCCCGAGATCGCCCGCGAACTCTCTCCCGGGCGGAACGACGACAACATCTTCGACAAGCAGTTCCGCTCGGGGATGCGCCTGATCGTGACCTGGCCGACGATCCGCAACCTCTCCGCGAAGACGATCCCGCGTTCCTGGCTGATGGACCGCGACCGCATGGACGACGACATCGACAAGGAAGGCGACCCGTTCGATCTCGCGAAGAAGCGGTCGCAGACCTTCGGGCGCTTCGGGATGACGGCGGCGGAGTCGTCCCCGGGCCGCGAGGTCATCAACCCGCGCTGGCTGCCGAAGACCCCGCACGAGGCGCCGCCCTGCACGGGCATCCTCGGCCTCTACAACCTCGGCGACCGGCGGCGCTGGTACTGGGCCTGCCCGGATTGCGAGGAGGCGTTCGAGCCAGACTTCCCCCTGCTGCACTGGACGGAGACCGAGGACATCGCGGCGGCGGCCGCCAGCGTCTACATGGTCTGCCCGCATTGCGGCAGCGTCATCGGCCCCGACCAGAAGGACGCGCTCAACTCCGCCGGCCGCTGGGTGCGGGACGGCATGATCTGGTATCCGGCGCGCGACGTGATCGAGGCGCGACCCGGCATGACGCCCGCCGGCGGCAAGATGGCGAGCTTCTGGCTGAAGGGGCCGGCGGCGGGCTTCCAGACGTGGGCGGGCCTCGTCGAGAACTGGCTGAAGGCCGAGAAGGCGTACAAGGAGACCGGCGACGAGACGAAGCTGAAGGCCACCACCAACACCGACCAGGGTCACCCCTACATNNGTGCGCCAGAAGGCAGAGGACTGGGGCGCGACCGAGGAGGATCCGACCGTGCCCGAGGGCGTCCGGTTCCTGATCGCCACCGTCGACGTGCAGGCGCGTAGCTTCGTCGCACAGGTGCACGGCTTCACGCTCGACGGCGATGTGTTCGTGGTCGACGCCTTCAAGCTCAGGATCTCGGACCGGCCGGACGGCGACGGTAGGTTCCTGCCGGTCGAGCCGCCGGTGTTCGCCGAGGACTGGAAGCTGCTGACAGAGAAGGTCATCAACAAGACCTACCCGCTGGCGGACGACTCCGGTCGCCGGATGCGCGTACTCCTGACCGGCTGCGACTCGGGTGGTCGCGACGGATCGACCGCCAACGCCTACGCCTACTGGCGCGGCCTCAAGGCGGCCGGCGGCGGGCTGCACCGCAAGTTCGCGCTGGTGAAGGGCAACCCGCTGCCGAAGGCGCCGCGCGCCTTCACGACGTGGCCGGACTCGAACAAGACCGGGAAGCTGGCGGTCGCCCGTGGCGACGTGCCGGTGATGATGCTGGGCTCGAACGACCTGAAGGACCAGGTGGCCGCGCTGCTGAATCGCCGCACGTCGAAGGACGAGGCCCCGGGTGGGAAGCTGCGCTACCCGACCTGGCTGCCCGACTGGTTCGCGACGCAGATGACCAACGAGGTCAGGACGGAGAAGGGCTGGCTGAACCCGGCGTCGCGGCGCAACGAGGCGTGGGACTTGGCCTACTACGCGGTCGGCCTCGCGGTGCGCCCCTACGAGCAGCTTGCGCCATGGGGACAGATCCAGTGGGAGAAGCTGTGCCTGCTCGGGGAGGACGATGCGCTGCCGCTGTGGGCGGAGGAATGGGACATCAACCCACTGGTGTTCGATCCGGGCGCGCCGGAGGAGAGCGTCCCGCTGGTGAAGTCTCCCCTCTCGCGGCTGCTGGCGCTGGCGGAGAGCAACAGCGACTCGTGATTCGCGAATCACTTGATTCGTGCCTCGCGTCGTGATACGATGCGGCGACACGAATCACGTTCACGAGGTCGTCCCAATGGTCCTTCGGCGCAGGCTCCCCCTGGCTCAGTTGAATGCGCCTCCCGACCTCGAAGCATTCGCCACGGCCGCCGGCGCCGTGCGCGGGGGCACCGGCGACGCCCGTATCCTGTTCATCGGCAACTCGAACTCGGCCGGTCAGAACGCCATCAACGGCCAGGGCATGGGCGGCAACGTCCGCCAGCACTGCCTCGCGCTGAAGGTCGCCGCGCGTCTCGCCGCCGCGGGCTGGCCGGTCAACACCGAGTCCTTCCTCGGGTCGCAGGGCCTCTCGGGCGGCTCGGTCATCGGCAACTATGACACGCGGCTCGCGATGGGCAGCCACACCAACGGCGCGGCGGTGTCGCTCGGCGGCCAGTATCCCTCGCTGAACAACACCGGCGCGCAGCCGTTCACCTTCACGCCGCTGACGGCGATCAACGAGGTCCGCATCTGCTACATCGGGCGCACCGGCTCCTGCCAGGTGCTCCACGGCGCAGGGCCGACCGAGGTCGCGAACTTCGACACGCAGGGGCCGGGGGACTACCGGGTGTCAGGCGCCATAGCCCTGACCGCGCTGAACACGACGCCGGTGCGCGTCAACTGGGGGTCGCAGGGCGGCAGGCTGCTGGGCATCCTCGGGCGCAACACGAACCAGCGCGCGATCCAGTGCATCAACGGCGCGGTGACCGGCAGCAACGCGGGCACCTACAACTCGATCGAGGCGTTCGGCGCGCCGGCGGGCATCGCGGCTCTCGACCCCGACCTGACCGTCATCAACCTGACCAGCAACGACATCGCGTCGAACGTGAGCCGCGCGACCTACCGGGCGTGGATGCAGGCCATCATCACGGCCGCGCAGGCCGGCGGCGGCGACGTGATCCTCGTCGTGGACAAGGCGACGCCGCGCAACCTGCCGTGGCAGCGCCGCCGCTACATCGAGGTCTGCAAGGAGCTTGCCGCGGCGAACGGGCTGGGCGGCATCATCGACACGTCGGCGCTGTTCGGCGAGTGGCCGACGTTCCCAGCCGCGTGGCGCTCGAACGACCATGTGCATCTGCTCGGCGATGGCGTGGACGCCATCTACGCCGCGCCCGTGGCGAACGCGATCCTGGGTCGCATCGGAACGTTCTGACGCGCCGCCCTAGTCACGAAGCCCGCGAGTGCGTCTCGCGGGCGTTTTGATTCATCAATCGTGTTTTCGCGCTTGATCGCAGTCGCATCTTTCGTTATAAGTGATTCCAGCGAACGGCAACGGGCCGACGCGAGGCGATTCGAGCCGATCTGAGGCGAACCGACCCAATTCGAGACGAAACGAAACTCCACTCCAACCAGGACCAACACCAACACCATGGATCTCAACATCGTTTTCCACGCGCTCCTCGGCGCATTCGCCGTCCTGCAAATCGGCGACGTGGCGTCGACCGAAGCATTCCTGAGCAAGGGTGCGACCGAGGCTAATCCGTTCATCAAGTGGCTGATTCGCCGCGGCCTGTGGCCCATCGGCAAGCTCGCCGTCGCCGGCGCGGCCGGATGGCTGGTCTACAACATCGGGCCGAACCCGATCACCATCGGCGTACTAGCCGCGATTAACGTGGCGTATTTGTTCGCGATCTACATCAACCTTCGCGCGGCCAACCGCCGTCGTTGAGACGCAGCAGACAGGAGACCTCCATGCGCCCCACCATCCTCGCGGCTCTCCTGTTCGCCGCCTGCCCCGTGGCGGCCGATCCCGGCATCGACTTCCACCAGGTGGCGGTCGACGAGATCGTCCGCAGCCTGCCGGACGGCACGTTCACGGCCGACGCCTACCGCACCGAGGCGTTCGAGGACGCGGACATCCGCACGGAACGCATGGTCGTCTGCGTCCTCGTGGAGCGCACCGACCCCGATGGGCGCGGCTACGGGGTAACCACCTTGAGGTGGGCGACCCTCATGTTCTGGCCCGAAGTCGGCCGCGCGGTCGATGCGCTGATGGCTGGCGGAGAACGCGCCCCCTTCGACCCGGAAGGGCACACGATGCAGCGCCTTGACGACTTCTGGCATCCAGGCTGCCACGACGCGGAGTGGGTCTCCGTCTATGATGACGTGATCGCGATTCGCGGGATGTAGATGAATCACGATTGACGTGACTCACGTTTTCGGCTATAGTGTGGGCAGATTTCACGAATCGGGTGCGCCTGCACATGGAAACTCTCCTGCAGCAGCTTGCCGAAGCCAAGGCTGCGCGTCACGCAATCATGGTCGGCAACGCTGTGCGCGAGATTCGCGACTCCACCGGCGAGAGTGTCGCCTACGCGCGCGCCAACCTTAGCGCGCTGAACGCCTACATCCGTGAGCTTGAGGGGGAGATCGCTGCCCTCGCCACGGACACCCCGCTTCGCCGCGGCCCCTTCACGCCGACGTTCGGTTGCGCGTGATGGCCGAGGCCGAGAGGTTCGGGCAAGTCCCCTGCCCGGATTCCCCCGTGGCGGACGACGCTTCCGGGCGCCCGGGGGAGCAGACCGCACTCGTCGGCAGCGCCTACGAAGGCGCGAAGCGCATCGGGCGACTGGGCGAGTGGGATGCGCCTGTCACCCCGCCGAACGTCGAGAT